CATTTTTTTCTTTTTAGACATCTTAGCCATGCCGCCGCCCATCATTTTCTTTTTCATCATGCCGCCGCCACGCATCTTCTTTTTAGCCATTTTAGCTTTACCCATAGCCATACCGCCACCTCTCATTTTTTTAGTTGTAGTTTTTTTAGCTGTAGCTTTTTTAGCTGGAGCTTTTTTAGCAGCAGGTTCTTTTTTAGGTTCTGCTTTTTTAGGAGCCAATGCCTTTAGCGCTGCATCTGCTTCCTTCTTTGTATAAGGCCCAACATCTACAACTTCGTCTTCGGCATTTGCAATTTGATATACAGGGTCTCCTGTAAGCAAGCTGTAGCCATTTTCAACTACCTTTAGTTTGTCAGCCATAATTCCTCCGAATTACTTCTTGGGTCGTTTCTTCTTGTTGACCCCAACCTTTTTCATTGGCTTGCCAACCATTCTGCCGCCCCGCATAGCCTTGGGCCGCTTCTTCTTATTCACTCCAACTTTCTTCATTGGCTTCTTTCCGGGCATCTTAATTCTCCTTAAGTTGTTTATAAAACTGTTCTCTTAATTCAAAGATATGAGATGGCTCTGAATCTTTAAACATAGCTTCATAATATCCAGTAGGCTTTAACTTGTAAGCAGCTTCCTGCAACTTATCAAGCCTTTGGATAAATATCATTGCATATATTTCTTCTTCATCTGGCGGGATTAAAAGACTGCTTGTGTCATACTCAATAGGAGCATCGTCTTCATAATCAAGCATTCCTTCATGCTCTTCATCATCTGGATGAAAACCCATTACCCAAAGATTTTTATCACCAAATGCACCATTAGCTATTCCGTGATTAATTCCAACTAATCTTTGATGAAACTCTTCAGGCTCTTCTTCATACTGCGTATCTGCAATAATAGTTAAGTCCTTGTCATCATTGAAGTTTTCCAAAGCATCAAACACAGGCCAATAACTCTTAAGATGTTTAAACGTTATAAAAACCTTGTCATCATTCCATGCGCGTCTTGCATACGGACATGGAGACATACCGTTATAACGATCATCAGGCTCCTCTAGCCAATTAAAAGACCACTCCCTGATCTCCTTACGAATAGTATATTCCCGTATACTATTAGTTCTGTTAGCTAGGTATTCGAGCTTTGCCATAACCGCGATATGATCGCCCTGACTTAGAAACCTTTCCGCCGCCTTTCATGCCTTGCATACCCCTGCCCATACCCGTCATAGGAAAAGGCTTATTAAGCTCCGCCATTGCAGCTTGCCGCCTTGCAGCTTCCCCCATGCCCGTTAGAGCTTTAGTTGCTTCTTGCTCAGCCTTAGCCTGTGCAGCAGCTTGCCCCATACCCATAGTAGATCCCAATCCAGATGCAAGAGCGCCTGCTCCAAGAGTACCTGCTTTAGTGCCAAAAACAGTACCTTCTCTTGCTGCATCTTCTTTTACAGCATTACTATCGGAAGCCATTTTTCCCATAGGCCCAAACTTAGCAAAATTTTTATTATAATACTGAGCCATCTCTTCCGATATTTTTTTCATTACTTCTTCGTCACTTGTCGCCATTATCCATTCTTCCTAAAGTATTGAGTTCGAGCTGCACCACTTCCACGAGCAACAGTTTTAGGTTCAGGAATTATCCCGCCCTCTGCCATTTTCTTTGCTTCTTTCTGTTCAGAAATAGCAATTGCCATAGCTTGCTTCGGGCTAGTAACTTTTTTGCCAGATCCTGTTTTTAAGTCTCCAGCTTTAAACTCCTTCATAACCTTAGTTATTTTGCTTTCAGCCATTAAATCACCTTTTTTAAAGAGCTTTGCAACTCCTTACCTAGTTGTTTAATTGTTTGGTCTGGCATATTAAGAAATTGCTCTAGCGACATCTTGTGCGCTACAGGTATAACACTTTTAGTTTCTAGTATTACTACATCCACATCCTGATCCAGCGATATAACTATATTGCAAGGATCGGAAGGATCAGTAAGACAAAACAAAACCGAGACCATCTTTTCATCAAATTCACTAAGCATTATCCAAACCTTTTCGCAACTTGCATTACAACAACATAAACATCACCGCTAGAGTGACCTGTCGTAGTAAACTTCACATCGCCTGTAGTTCCAGAGGATAATGGATCTGGTAATCCAAACTCTGAAAAGTCTAATGTATCAGTCCAATCCGCAGCTAATTGCCACGCAAGGTCATCAGTAGTAGCGTCAAATAATATTTTTACGCCCATACCAATGGTTTGATAATAGATTTTTTGTATAACAACAGACGAGCAAGATGCACCCGTAATACTTGGCGTTAACGCAGAAACATCTATTTTAGTTACTGCGCTTTCACCCGTTCCATCACTGACATTGTTAAACTTAAAGATGGCTGTTTTAGGGCCATCTTGAATAGTTTGAGTTGATACTGCGTCAGCCATAAATGCCTCCTATTACTGATCAGCAATTACTGGAGCAGTAGTACTCGTAACATTTCCTAGGATTTGATAATTGGTGGTATCTAAACCAACAATGCTTATGTCAAACCCAGCAGGCACATTTATATGAATACTGCTGTTTGAGTTACCATCAGAAAAAACACTGCTGATTGCGTCACCATCTGTATCCAAGAAAGTTACACCGCCAATATAAAAATTGCTGTTACCGGGAGTGACAATAATAGCGTCAGTTGCATCAGCAGCGCCGCCAGCGTAAACAAACCTAAACACAGACCCAGCAATAGGAGCTGGCAATGTATAAGTATTATCTTGACCGCCATCTGGAACAAGCAAAATTCTGCCGCTATGAGTTGCGTTAGTAAGCGTTACATCTCCATCGGAAAGGCTAACAGGCCCGTCACCAAGAGTTGCAATCTCAGTAATAGCACCAGTGCTAGTGTTTTTGCTTACGGTTTTGAAGGTGCTTTCAGATCTTACAGCACCTGTAAAAGTAGTATTAGCCATGTATTGTCTCCTGTCTTGGCTAGTGTCTGCTGATTATACAACAGTCAGGTAACAAGGGGGAGACAAGCTCCCCCCACATTTTTAAGACGATCCGGGTGATCCAAAAATTCCCAATGGGTCAGATACGCCGAAACTATAACGCTCTCGCGCCTTGTATCGAACATTACCTGTATCGAAATCACCGTCCATCGAATTTTCCAAAGCAGCACGTTCAAAGTGCTTCATTCCGTTAGGTACGTCTGTAATCAGATACCATGAGTTAGTATCTGTCAAATAGTGATTGACAGAATAACCTTCTGGAATTGTACCGTTAGTACGGATTGCGTTGATGTCGTTATCCGCAGTCGCAGGTCTTCCCTCTGACTGTAGAATACGAGTTGCCACAAACATATTGTTAGGTGGCACAATCAACTTTCTAGGACGAGCTGCGATCAATAGACCACGCTCATCAGTCCATCCAGCAATCTGGATAACCGCTGCTTCAAGTGACGTTTCATTCAAATCAGTTCCAGTAGCAGGACGATTATCGTTCTTACCACCGTCAACTGTTGGGTGACCGTCACCACCAGTAACACCATCACCAGATGCAGTGAATAGGTTTACCCCATCACCAGACTGAAATGAATTAGTGAAACCGTTGTTAAGAGGATTAGCAGCTTTGACTTGCTTAGTGTAAGCCATAGCTCTTGCCAATGCCTTAGTATAACG